GTTATTTGAGTTGTTAGTGAAAACAATCTTGTGGATATCATTAGCAGCAAGAACTTCGTCGTCAGATAAATCAAGATTCCCGTCCGCATTGAACATTACTTCTGATATGAACAGAACCCCCATCATAGCGTCGAGGTTTCGCTTTTCATCGCTGGGTGTAAATAGTATTTTTACATCACCATCGCTTGTTAACCATTGGTCAGAACACTCTGGCATTACGGTTGGGGCGATTCCATCAACTGGCTTCCCACATAAATCTACTTGATCGAATGGAGTGAGATGCCAAGTTTCCATAGCCGGATTTATTACCTGAAGAATGTCGTATCCTTTTGTGCTCGCTGCACCAGCGGTTGTAAAACCCCCAGAGGAAGATTCTCCTGTATTTGGTTCTAACGCTTCGACTACAAGGTCGAAGTTTCTGTATGGCATTGTGTTATTTGCGTGAGCAATCTCTATTTGTTTTCTAGCTGTAAGTTTATAAGACAACGCGGTAGATGCTAATCCAGTGAGAATTTCTGTGTGGAGGATGGTTAAAGATGGGTTATTCCCTGAGGAGGTCGGCCTGAATGTTAGTCTATAGTCGAAAATGACGTGAGGGACAGTTCCAGCTACATCCATTGACCAAGTAAAGGTAGGCTCAACTTCATCGTGAACTCTTTGAAAAGTTGTACCAGCAGAAAGTTCGCTTTGGGTGACCTCAGTAGCACTAGCGATTGTAAGAGCCTTGATTCTCACATCGTGCATAGGATTAATGCCAACGATTTCTACGTATGGATACGTAGTGTTGTCCGCTGGGTTGACCCAATCTCCATGAGCAGAGGTAGGACTAGCTACTCCCAACCTATTAGCAGCATAAACCCTAAAGTAATATTTTCCGTTTTGCGTGGGGAAATATACTCCTGCTTGAGCAGAGATACTCATGCTTTGGTAAAAATACCTAGCATCTGGAATTGAGTCCAAAGCGACTGTCGCGCTTGGGTCTGTTTCAACAAAGTCGGTAGCAGCCCAAGGTGACCCATATTTGATATAAATTTGATAAGTATATACGTTTGTTACATCTCCGGGGATCACAGTAAAATCAATTTCAACCGAGTTTTCGGTGAGGTGATTCGTGGTTAAAATACATCCTGCGGGGGAAGAAACACCCACAGCTACAGGGTCTGTGTCAAATCCTTCTGTTCCGTCTATTCGATTGAATTTCTCTTCGTTATACTCCAGTGAAGTAATTACATATCTATTGTCTTCCTTTTCTTCGACATTTAATATTCTGTATTTTTCAAGCTTCTTTTCATTCTCTTCCGTCTGAGTGGCGGTTTGACCAGTTGGCTGAATCATCCATACGATCCCACCACCATTCCCGCGTTGCCCTTTCGTATCGTAGTTGTCTATGTCAAGGCTCGTTGGTAGAAGGAGTTTCGTTCTCGTTATTCCGTCACTACCAGTTATTTGTAAGTGGGAGACCCCGCTAAAAGACTTGGTTTGGAGTTGCGATCTCCTTATATTGGGTATGTCTGTAGAGTTTATTCCGCTATTTCCCGATCCATCTTCTTGCTCAACTATTGTCGTATCGTATTGGAAAGTGGGAGTCATTATTGTAAGCTCGTAAGTAGCACCACCAGCCAATAAAGGAACTATAGTATCTAGAATGATTTCAGTACCAAGAGTGTTTATGGAGAAGGTTCTCCCCCCGTACCTTTTGACTGTTCTATTCGCGTCTGAAACGCTTATGATATCGCCCGGTCTCAATGCGACAGCCTCAAGTCCCGTTGCGAAACTGCATGTCTCAACATCGGTTTGCTCTGAGTATAGAGCCCACTTTCCAAATCTCTGGGCTTGCCCTCTTGAGGTGCACCCAACACCAGCTAATTCTAGTTCTCGAATCCCGTGTTTTCTTATTCCGTCAACATCTTCTACGTACTCGACCTTTTGCCTAAAGTTGTCCCTCTCGTCTCTATATTTAATTATGCAGACCGTATGTCTAGATTTCTTTGCGCTAGTAGAGTAGGTAAAATCGCCATTCTCAATGTTGGCGTTTGTAAACGCTACCACAGGAATCTTTCCTCCTCTGTCTTGAGCAGCAAATATGGTATTTCCAGCGTAGTAAGTTATCCCTCTGAAAACGCTAGATAAATCGTTTATGACTTTATGAGCTTCATCTCTGCTCTGAATAAATGCATTACATCTAAACCTTGGTTCACTTTTCCCGTACCCATCAGGAACCATCGTATCGCAATATTGAGCAATGTCGTATAAGGTCCACTTATCTATACTTTTATCTTCTATGTGTTTTCCAAGACCGTATCTCTTATTTGTTAGCAGATCGTAGAAAATCCAAGCTGGATTATCGGTCCACTCTTTATCGACTTTAAAGTTACCTTTCCAATACGGGTTACTTACGCCGTCATATGCGTTACCATAAGTTTTGAGTATTGTGTTGTAGTCTGCGGGAACCTTTACCTTAATTCCCCTAACGTCAAACTGCCTGTCTGGTACTCTTTGGAAAAATTCAGAACTAAACCTTTGCTGGACAAGGGCTGAATGAGGGTAAGAGTAAACGTCTCCGTAAATCTCCGCTATGCTATCTACGTAGGTCGTATTTCGTATTGTCGTCGTGAGGGTGTCAGCAGTCGTTCTTACAAGCTTTACCTCCCATCCGACAAAGCCCTCCTCATTTATATCTGGAAGATTCCTAAACATTACAACGCTTTGCTTTAGGTACGCGCTGCTCAGCTTACCAGTTATCTCAACCGTTTCATTGAAAGTCCAACCTTGTTCTCCTGCCCCAGTGTAGTTGTATACTTTTCTATAGTACGTCGAATAAACAACCGTGGTATCTCTTATGTCGCCGTACTCGTCCTCAACAGCCTTCTCTTGGTACATGAGTTGAGCGATCTTGACCGTTATGGAGACGCCCTTGCACCTTACGTTGTTGATTCTATATTTTTTTGCGAATGTTTCATTATCTTCTCCACCGCCACGAAGTCTTTCTCCTATTCCCCTATTGATTGTTAATGAATTATCCATCCCTAGTGCATCGGAGCCATCTGGACCCCCTGCGCCATAGATCACATCTACTTGTTGGTAGTTTAACTTTGGGGTAGTTTGCTTTGTTAAGATTGGCAGTTCATTCCATAACACTGACGGCAACCATCTGATCCCGTTACTGGCCCCTTGAAGGCCAATCTCTGCGAACCTTTTCTCTCTTACTCTAGTCCATCCAATGTTACCGTCAGTCCCTTCTCCTATGTACTCGGAATCAACGAGCCCATGAATCTCTCCTTCGCAAAGTAAATCTATAACCCTGTTTTCTGATATAGATACGGCCCTATCTATAACTACGCCATCTTTGTCTTTTTGCCCCGTTATGCCTTCGTCTGCTTCTTCGGGCGTTCGGTTTGCTCTAGTTGCTAATAATACAATCGGCGTTTTTTTACCGAAGGAGATTATTTCTCCGTGGTGTCTAAACGGCCTATGGGGGATTTGTATTTTCATTATACTTCGTGGAGAATTTCGTCAGCGGGGTTTATAACTGTTACCGAGGCGTCAATTGTAGATATTTGTTCGCTGTTCGATGGAGTTTCGTGCGCTATAACGTTGTAAGAATCGTATGTTGATTCAAGAACGTATGATCCAATCCTCAGTCTACCGTAACATATAGGCACGGGGTTTCCTTCTTTATTGGTATTAACTATATTCGAAAACAAGTATGATGTTGCACCTTTTATTTCAATGTCTTTAGGGGGGTCCATAACCGGAGGCTTTGCGAGCATAGTCATGATTCCTGCTGCCAATAGACCCGCGCCAGCCGTGAAAAGAGCGACAGCTACAAAAACATTTAAACCCGGAATAAAGGCTGCGAATATGAGAGCAGCACCAAGTATGATACCAAGAAGACCTTTGTTGTGAACCAAATAACCGTCAGCAAAGTAGTTGTGGTGTTTTTCAACTTCGATGTTAAAGGTGGTAACTAACTCTCCGTGCGCTGAAATACTTTCTATTGATTCTTCTGATCCGTCCTCGCGCATGAGTATGTCACCAATTTTCAACTCTCCAGCACTTACACAACCGCGAGACATGACGTATACTGGGTGATTATCGGTTAATTTTATTTGGTTGTTAATGATTAAGTAGCCCTCAGTGTCCGAGTGTTCAAATGTTTTTGAGACCTCTGATTCTTCAAGGACGCCATTGGCTTCGTTATACGCCATTACCATGTCTCCCGCGATTACGTTCTCAATGTCCTTGCTCGACCCATCAGCCATAGAAATTTTAGTGCCCCCTAATAAGCACCCGGCTCCCTGTAAAACTGGTACTACATCGATTGTATCAAGTTTTTCGAACCTCATTACCAACTCAGATTTTTCAACATCCGATAGGTTTTCTTCGTTTATTTCTCCGTTCTCGTAAGTAACTAATTTTTCATTAATAAGAACTTGGTATTTTAGGTTCTGTTTGTCTTTAGATATGAGATGCTTAAAAAGCTTTCTCCTAGAAAGATACTCGATTGCTTTCATTGCCTCCCCGACAGTAGAAACATCAAGTTCCCATTCTGGGCCTACTTCTGCTCCTAGATCGCCATGCAGTCTGACTTTTGTAAAGCTGCTCATGTTATAAAAATTTCTTATGCCTAAGGGCTATATTTACTCTTTTTTTCCAAGAATGTTTTATGCTCTCTACACGAGGGTATCCTTTAGGTGGGTGATGAAGAATTGATTCTCCTCCAAGATAAACTGCCATATGATAGATTTGACCATGAAGGTCCAATAAGAGCATATCATATTTCTTAAGGACATTAGGATCAAACCCATCCGTTTCAATACCAGTTACGCAAGATATTGATTTGTACTTCTGGAACATTTCCTCAACCTTCTTATAGTCTATTCGCTGGCTTGGAACGTCAACCCAGTTTTCATCTCTGTTTTCTACTACGTTTTCTATATCTTTAGGTCCTGTATCGAATCCGTCTAATTCAATTCCTAGCTCTTCTTTGTAAAAATCGTAAATTACCGTTAGGCAATCATTATGTTTCATCTTAAATTCTTTAGTCCAAAAGGAACTGTTCGATTCGATTGGCTTGTATATATCGAATTCATCTGAGTCTACGATATACAAAACGGAATCAATTTTATGCCCGTCGCTCTGGTACTTGTCGTGTTCAGAAAAAGATTTAGTTGTCTCAGGGTGAGAATGGTACATCCCTAAAATTTTTCCAGATAGAGAAGCGCGTAAATAATCATGGGCAGATATTTCGAAGTGCTTTTCTTTGTTTTCGCTTTGGTTCGTGCATCTGATTGCTTTTACTTTACCTTTGTCGTCGTCATAGACGATTAAACCACAGCACTCTTTTGGAGTTTCCTCTAAAGAGTGACTCTTAATCTCATCTTTTAACTCTTCGGATAGGTGCATCTATTTAATTCTTCCTAGAGCAGGGAACCCGCCGAATGGCAAGGCTGTTCGCAAATTTGGCTCGCTCCGTTGCCACCTATTTTTACAGCCTCTTACGGATTTACTGCATTGATCAGGGGTCCAGAAGTTAGTATTAGTAACATCAATTCCGTTGCATAAACCTCCAACGTTTACAAAATAGTATCTAATTCCACCCTTCTGCACATAAACAAAGTCGCCTGAATCATACTGGCTCGTGAGTGAGAATTTCCCCTTGTTCAGCATGGAAACACCAACTAGTAGGTCTGTGAATAGCACATCATCTATTGTGCTAACAGGAGGTGCAGAGCCCGGTAGAGTAGCATCACCGTGTATTTTTTTCTGGTCGTCGTCTAGGCTACTAGAATATTCATAAGAACAACCTTCTCCCCTATAAAACCACATGCACCTTTGCTGAATCATTACTCGCGCTGGAAGTCTTACATTCTCAAGGTCAAGAGCAGAATTTAATTGGTACTCCATTATGTTCTTATTCTCTTGGGTTATTCGTTCGACGAAGAATATATCCATAGGGAATTCCGCGCTCAAATCCTCCGAATGCTCAGGTGGGGTATCGTCGTCACCGAAGTTAGAACTGTCTATGTATTTAACTAATGTCCTTTGTCTTGTTACCTTTACTCCAGCAGCGTCCCCCAAAAGGCGGATTTGTGATTTCAGCAGACCAAGAGTCGGCACTCCATCATCTGACACGGAGAGTCTTAATTTCGGGGTAGGAAGAGAACCTTGGCTAGATAGCTCAAACCCTTCGGCTTCAAGAGGTATAGCACTATATGTATCTCCTCTCCAAACAAGTGTCTGACGAGTTAAGAAGAGGTTATTGTGAAACCTAAAAATTCTTGAATTTAGATTCGCTTCCGTGGGTTGACTAATGAGGCCCTTATCAAATAGCAAGTCCGTCAGATCGAGCGTAAAAAAATGCAGTAAGGCTGAAGGATTAAGTGAGAATATCTCAGCGTTTAACCTTTTAACTGACGATTGAGCTTGGGTCTTGTTCATCATAACGACTAAGAAACAATAGGCAACTCTTCAAAGGATACGGAGATAGAATAGTTGTCAAAGAAATTATATGTACTGTTCCATTCTCTAGCTAAAAAAAGTTTTTCTTTGTCGTATGGTGGCTCAGGAGTGAAGAGGAAAGTTTCGTATCCGCCTCTTTCGTGAAGGAAATGGGATATCGCTTCGGTCTCGTCCTGAGTTCTAGTTTCAAAGCTAAGAGAAACAGACAATAGCACGGTATTTATCCCGTCTTGCATTCTTTGCTCGTACCCATCACCCAGCTTTATCGATTTAACCCGTGGCGTGAGTTGGTTTGTCAGTCCGTAAGAAGGAGTCCATTCGAACTTCGGTCTGATGCTGGAGTCAGCAGCGGTTCCGTAGCCTCCCCAATTTACAGTATCCGCCTCTGGGTTCGTACTGACGCTATCGTGAGATGTCAGGGCGTAAAAATAAGCTGGACTAGGGTGTCCAGTGAGAGCCCCTGTTCGTTTAACTACTGTATACAGGGGGTACGTACCCCCTGCCACCCATTCGTTTACGCTATAAACCGACATTTTTCCTTATTCCTTCGTTTAATTTACACATACTACAATTATTTTATGAAAAAAACTCCTAAAGTGTAATATAAATTAATGTTTGATTTCAACAAAACTACGAGGCTAGGGAGAGGCCAGCAGCACGTATACCTCGACGGGGAGCAAGTCTCAGGGGTTCAAAGTTTTGATGTGAATTTTTCTGTTGCTGAGCAGCCAATAGTTCATTTGGGAATGAGCGAGACTAACTTCTTATCTAATGGCCCAAGAGTAGGGTCAGTAAGAGCAACCGCTTTCATGATTGGGCATGATTACTTCATAAACTTGACAGGAGAAACTGGCTTTAACGGGTATCTGATAAAAGACAGTCAAAAAATCGATGATAATTTTAGTTTCGAGTCTGGTTACCTTACTAATTATAGCCAAAGATGCGCTGTTGGTGAAATACCTCAAATAAATGCTGCTTTTACAGTCTTTGGGAGGATTGGAAACCTAAGTCCGTTAGATTCTGATCAAATTGACACAGACTTGGATAATATACTGAATCAAACCAGCCCAACTCACGAACTGAAGCACATAAACGCTGGTTCTATTGAGATAGACTTTAGCGAAGAGTTCGATCAAGACAGAATAACCGCCTATCAATTCGACATAATTCCTGAGCGACAGCCTCACTTCGTGTTAGGAATGGAATACCCCTATAGGGTAACGACTAAATATCCGATTCAAGTAAATCTATCTATGTCTATAGAGCTTGCTAGGTTCCAGCCAAGGAATAATTACGACTACCCGTGTACCCCGGATACCGGAAATTTCAATTTGAAACTTAAAGATTTTAACAACGATCAGGTCATTCAGGAGTATAATTTTGAAGACATGCGATTAGCGAGTCAGTCCTACTCAGCATCTGCTGGTGGTCCGCCCGTATTAGAGTTGCAATATAAATGTCTCTTACTAAATCCGGGTATCTAATCGTTTAAATTAGTGTAATTTTTCACAAGGAAAAAGGGAAAAATGGTTTTCTACGACAATATAGATGTCGCGATAAATGGTTCTGGGATATTGGCCGAAAGTGCATCAATTTCTCAGGTCAACTATCTTGACCCCGCCTATATTCTTGAAAAGCGGGGCGAAATGAGTCAGCCAGTTAAGGATTCAATTCGTTCGAAGATAGACATAGGTTATTTGGTTGAGGTTGATCATGAGCCATCGCTTGGGATCGTGAATTCAATTAAACAATTCAGAACGGATGATCACGACGCTAAACCCTTCGTAGTAGAGGTTGCGAATATATCTGGGAGTTTTTACCTAGAAGACTACCAACTAAGAATACAACCGAATCAGACAATAAAGGCTTCTGCCTCGT